CCAGGCGTTGCGCCAGAAAGAATTGATACAGACCCTGATGGTTTAACAGTTGTGACTCTAATGGAATCACGAACGCATAACCATTCAGAATAGGAATGATCATATTTACGAATAGTTTCATAGCCTTCGTCCATCCATTCACGCACAACAGGCAAACCAAATTTGTCTGAGAATGATGCTATACCTGTAAGAGATGTTCCAATACGACGATTACGCTGCATAATACCATTTGTTTGTTGCCAGTGTGTAGGTATCAGCGTTACTGTTTTGCCATAGAGGTATGCAAACTTGAGTGTTCGCAAGAAATCTTCTTTTGACTCATGACGATTTAAATGTACCTCGACCAAAGTGCATAGTTCATACGATTCCAATGGTTGTTCGGCACATGGGTTAAAGCCCATGACTCTATAATCTTTGCCGTCAGCAGGATCTTTTAATCTCCCGAAATTTCTTGCAACGTCTAACCATATAAAACCAGGTTCTCCGTTATTGGCGATTAAATCTACATAGTCTTCGTACCTTGTACCTACCGTCGCAGAAACAGAGTTATTTGACATCCAAGCCCAGCCTGGATTTTCTGGATCAAATGAGTTACGCTCTGGAAAAACCTCAGCATTTTTCAAATTCATAAAATCTTGATCCTTGGAATCTCCCAAAGCCAAGGTAGCGGATCGTCTAACATTTCCCGATACCACACAGGTACCAATAAGGTTAACGATGTCTACTATTGCTCTTGAGTCAAGGGTCTCTCCTGCTCTACCGCCGATTACAGCCCTGATCTGCTTATGTAACTGTATAAGTGGTGCAGGTCCGCTTGCTGTACCGCCAAAACCCTTAATAGGGGCACCTAAAGGCCTAATAAGGTCATAGTTAAACTCCTGAATATACATATTAGGCTTTAAAAATGAATTAATTAATAATCTAACAGACTCTACCCAGCCTTCACGAGTATCTGGTATTTCATATACTTGTGGTGGTTCTGTAGGGTCGTAAATAGATAGATTTTTCTCCCCGCCTAAAGTATCAAAGCCTACACCTACGCCCATCATAAGTGCATCCATTACCCAGCCAAATAGTTGTCCTGGATCATTGCGATCTATGTCTTTTGTAGAAACCATGGCGCAGTTTTGTAGGGCAGCAGAGTTTTTCTTTTCCATAGTAAGAGCAGTACCAAAAGACCAAAGACCTCTTCCTGGTGGAGTCCATTTCAATTCAAATAAACGCTGATAGGCTTCTTTAGCAGATGATTGTGCTTTATAGTCGTTCCACGGTAGTCTGTTTTCTTTTGCATGATTCTTCTGTGCTGAGTACATACCCTCGATTACTCGACGGCAAACCTCATACCATCTTTCTTTAGCCCCATTGTCCTTCATACGGGAGTAGGTACGAATAAATGTAATCTCTCCTAATGAATTTCCACCTGCATCTGTAAAGCCAAATGGTGGTTCCTTTGATTTATAATCATTTATAAACTCTTCAGACAAGCGAAAACTAAAAAAATCAGACATGTATTTCTCCTAATTGAAAACTGTTATTGATAAAGTATACCAGAGTTTTCAAAAAACAAAAACTCTATATGTATTGTAGAGATTAAGATTACAAAGTTTGCCAGTGTAGGTAATCTCTAAACTTACCGTGTTCTATTACTTTAGGATCTACCCACCAATCTTCGTAGAAAGATCTATGAACTAAAGCATATCCAAAAGAATCTAAAATTTCTCGTTGAGCATCTCTTATGGCTTCATTTCTCCAGTACATATTTGCATCATGCTCAAAGGTAATTGCTGTAAATCTATATGTATTTAATGGAACAGCAATAAGGCCTTGTAGTGTCCAGTGACTATTTCCTACTGGCCTGCCATGTGAGTCATAGCCAGCATCTATATCTAACTGCAAATAATCTATCTGTTTTGGAAAATTATTCTTTTCAAAATAATCAATATAATTAAATGAAAGCGCATCCCCCATGCATGGATTTTTTCTATTTAGATTAAACTCTTCTCTCATAGAATCAACTATCTCAAAAGATACTCCAGTCCATCCGTAATCCTTTTCAAGAGAATATGTATTGCTACCGTTGCTAAAGTGTGCTGCACCTAACTCTACATAATAACCATTTTTTTTCTTATTTAGTAACCCTATAAGAAAATCTTCAATGCCTGTTTTTTGATGTATGGCATCAGTATTAGCAGTAAACCCTATGTCTGTCATTTAAATAAATCTCCTTTTAATATAGTTGGCATTTCTTTAGTACCTCGAACAAAAACTGTTGTGAAGTATCTAATTGTATCATCTAAAACTGGCAAAGATCCATGAACCACTTTGCCTGCATGTATATAAAGTGAATTTGCTTTTGGCTTAATCTTTATATCTAAATCTGGATAGTGAAGTTCTCCGCCCTGATAGTCATCATTAAAATATAAACAAAATCCATAACCCACATAATATGGTAGATCTGGATTCCAATCATCTGCATGATAATTGATAAAATCGTTTTTTTTGTATCTTTGTAGTATTAATCTATCTGGATACCAGTTATATGATTCTAAAAGATTTTTCATTTTTTCATTAACTAAATCTAAAATTGTTCCTGGCTCAAGATGTAGGTTTTTGCCGTACCAAAAATCTTCAAAATTTTTATCTGCTTTTGCTGGATCTTGGTTAAACCATTTTTCTTCTGGAGTATTCTCTATTAACTTAAAGACTGCGTCTAACTCTTCATCTGCTAAAAAATCATTAACTTCATAAACACCTTCATGTAGTTTATTTATGTGCATGCTAACCCCTAAACGTACTTACTGTTATTTATATGACTTATTTCTAAATGATTTACATTTACAGACTTTGGTAAAGAGGCTACCCATCTGATAGACTCTGCCATATCTTCTGCAGTAAGCGCATTATTCTTTTTTTCTTCTTGCGTATCTATTGTACCTGGACAAATCTCTGTAATCTTAATTCCATACTCTGGGAATTCCATTCTCATTGTATCTATAAGTGCCATCTCTCCTCTTTTGGCATTGCTATAATTACCGCCACCCCTAAAGGGTATCTTACCGCATAAGGATGTTATAAAAATTATTGTAGGAGATTCTGATTTTTTTAAACATGGAACAAATAACTGAGAAAGATACATTGGGCCAGATACATTGATTTCATACGCAATCCTAAAGTTATCCATTGTTTCTTTAATAATACTAGTTGGTCCAGAGCCTCCACCTGCATTGTTTACTAAAAGATCTAGAGTTATATCTTTATATTTTTCATGAAAAAGTTTAATTTCGTTTTCATTTGTTATATCTAACTTATATGCCTCTACATTATCTGACAGCAAGTTAGAAATTTTAGATAAATCTCTTGATACTGCTATAACTTTGTATCCATTTTCAGATAAAAGTTTCACAGTAGCATATCCTACACCTTTACTTGCTCCAGTTACAATTGCTGTTTTCATTTACATTGACCGATGAAATTCCATATCGTTGTGAATCCAATGTCCAGGTACCATGTACTTTATACCGCTCTTTACTCTGTGTGCTGTATGAAAATATGGTGCGCCTGATGGAAAAATTATTACGCTATTTGCTTTTGGCTTCACAGCAAAATCAAAAGACTTTTGTGCAACTGCAACGTCGTAATCTGGATCTACTGCTGGTGCTCCACTTACCCAACCCTTATCACTAGTCCATCCTCCATTATAATCCTTTAGTTGGAAGGATATTTCTCCACCTTCGCAATCATCATTTAAGTACATTACAAGAGAATATCTTAAAGTTTTATCGCCATCTAACTGATCAAAATGTGAACCCATGTCTGTATTTGGATTATACTTTTTTATATTAAATGTAGGGAATATTCTTGGCTCATCCTTATCCCCTATTGCCTCTGCATAATCTTTAGATACTTTATTAAAGGTATCCATTACAGATTGATAAATGTATGCCATTTTTTCTTTTATGGTGGTATCAAAACCCTCTATTGCTTTTATATCATATGTCTTAGTTACACCATAAATAAAATCTTTATCGTTTGAAGATGTCCATAAATCCCAGTTATTTATTTGTCCATCTGGAGACCCAATATCATCTAACTCTTTGATGGTTTCCATAAACTTATCAAAATTGTCTATAGCATCTGTGTAATAATAGACCTTTTCATTTAATATTTCTTTATTCATAGCATCTCCTTTTAGTATTTATTATTAGCATAATGACCTTTTTCTTTTACAAAACCAACAATAACATATCTTATTGGACCTTCTGCAACATGTTTTACGCCATGCTCGTATTTTTCGTTTCCTGGAAAAAATAAAAGATCTCCTGGCTTAGGTCTTAATTCTAGATTAAGGTTTCTAAAAAAAAGTTCTCCTTCGTTGTAGTCATCATTTATGTATAATATTGTAGCATATTGAATTGATGGGTCAGTATGCTGATCTGTGTGTGATTTTAACTCTACTCCTGGTTGCATTCTCTGAATTGTTGCAAGCCCACTTAACTCTAAGTTTGGAAAAGAAGCATCTACAATGTCTGCCAGTCTTTTATAAAAAACCTGCTGTTCTTCATGATGCTTAATATTAAGATTTTTATCTACCCAATTTTGAGTAATTTCAAATTTACCCTCAGCAACAAGATTATCAACATCATCTCTACCAAATTTTTCCATACAAAAACTTACAAGATTTGACATATACTCTATCTCCCAATCTTCCTGGGATGCTTTTCCTATTGTATCAATAACAAAATCTATTTCTTTTTTTGACAAAAAATTTTTTACTAAAAGCAATTCATCCGTAATTTCTTCAAGTTCAAAATTACTTTCTATTATCTTTTTTTTAAAAACTTCAAGCATTAGGGATCTCATCGGCCTTATACTTATTTCCGTCTTTGTCTATTTTCCAACCTTGCTTTAATAACTCCTGCCACTCGGCTCTTTCAATTTCTTGATTTTCTCTAATTTTTTTCATCTCTGCTGCCCAAGCATCACGTACTTCTTGTGGATATGCATCTTCTTCACGATCATCCCAGAAGGAGCCGATTGTATACCTAACACCTTTAGTGATTAGTGTTACCTCATGCATATTATTAAAGCCTCCATCGAAAGCAGCAAGCATTCCTACTTTAGGCTCAATAGTTAAATTTTGATCTGGAAACTGTAAAAGTCCACCTTCAAAATTATCGTTTAAATATAAAAATGCTGCATATCTACTTCTTGTAAAAGGACCCGAGTTTCCATGCTCGTCTGTATTGTCAGAGTGTCTTCTAGCATATGCACCTGGCTCCCATTTTTGAGTATGATATCCAATCTGAGAAATTATTTTAGGGTCAAGATCATGAACACTTGCTACAGCATTAATAATTCCATTTTTAATTTGTGAAAATATGTCTGCTGGTAATCCTTCAGCAATGACATGCTCATCATTATCTTGTGGAAGAATTGAAGAGTATGATTCATAAAAAGAAATTGGCATCCAGGTAATTGTTCCAACCTCTGCATGTTTATCCAATACTTTAACTAATTTTGCAGATGTGTCCGCATCAATAAAGTTTTCATAAATAACAATATCTTTAGTTAGTCTATTTTTATTATCTAGATTCATTTTAGTCTTACTCCATTTTCAATAACTGATCGCTGTGGATGTTCTAAAAGATAGGTTTTTTCTAGTTCTGGCTGCATGCTCTCCCAAACGTCTTTTCCATATTTTCTTTCATTTTCATACCACTTTTCTGTACCTTGCTGATATTTTTGCCAATACATTCTTGTTAAAAATTTATTTTTATTGTATGATGGCATTACTCCATGAAGATATGACATTCCTTCTTCTGTTAAATAATCTGGGTGTCCAGATGGAAAAACTAATAAGTCTCCAGCCTTCGGCTTATACTTAACAAGTTTATTTCCCATTACAAAATCAATTTCTCCGCCTTCATAATCATCGTTGTAGTAAATAGTGCAAGTTATAACAAATTTATAGCCTGGCCTATCTGCCTTTTCTCTTTGATAGTCCGAATGATATCTCATTCCATGCTTTTCTTCTTCGTTGCTGACATGGTACATGCCTACTGTTCCTCCAGCCCATCTCCAAAGATTTACAGGATCTCCATTTTCATCTGTAGTTAACTCAGTTAAATCAATATTAAAGTTATATCGTTTCATATAATCTTCAGTAACTAAATGAAAATTTTCCATCATTTCTATGGCAAAATCTTTTTGGTCTTGTTGAGTCTGAGTTTTTGCATCAATTTCTTTTACATATCCATATTTTTCACCCATTCTAAATGAAGGTATAACTGGATCTAGATATTGTCCAAAAATACTCCATTGTGTCCATGGGCTAAAAAGCCTATCTTCTGTTTCTACCAATGAGTCTGTTATAATTTTATACGACTTTTCAATATCTTTAAATACATTACTATAAACAAGTATATATGGATATATTTCTTCTACTGTAAAGTTATCACTCATGACTACATTATTCCCCTCTTAGGATCCCACTTTGAAACCTGTTCGCTAGTAGGAAATATCCTATAATATTCTTTATTAAAATCTGGCTTGTTTTCTCCAGTATGCTCTAAAATTTCCCAAAAGAAAGGACATGTATATCTGTCGCCACTTATAACTTCTGATACTCCATGCACGTAGTTTATATCTCCTGGGAAAAAATATGCAGAACCTCTTTTTGGTTTAAATTGTATTCCTTGATTTGGAAAATATAGTTCTCCGCCAACGTAGTCTTCATTTATATAGAACAAACTTGCTATGTCATAATTTGGAAAATCATTTGGCGTTCCAGCATCTGGACCAGAATGCAATTCTTTGTCTGCATGTGGGAGTTGGTAATATCCTGGTGGCCACTTTACTATTGTTTGTCCAGTTGGAGTTACCTTTACTTTAAAAAAATCTTCAATAATTGGTTGAAGCCTATTAAATAACCCTACAATTACTGGAACAATACTTGGATCATTTTGATTAAGAGATGGCGCACTTGCAACTCTATCTTTCCAATAATCGGCATCATATATGACTGTGCCATTTTCATTTTTATGACTTTGTGTAACATCCCAGATTTTTATATTTCTTGCTGCATTATCTAAAAAGTTAACTTCTTCCTCTGTCATAAAGTTTTCTAACTCTATAATATTTTCTGAACCATGTCCAAAAAATCCAGAAGGAGTTAGAGATGGCTTTCTTATTACTTCGATGGCTTCGTTTGGATTCATCATAACATTATATCACAATTCCGTATTATCTTTTACATGGAGTCTTAAAGTTTTTACCTCATGAGACCCCAAAGATTCATTCTTTTCATTAACTGCATCTCTATACCAATCTGTCCATTCTCCAGAAGAATTTATTACTTGTGCTGCCTCTCCATAAGACATATTGGCTTCAAACCTTGACCTATCTTCATCCTTATAATCAAAAATTTGTATAGTTGAGTTATTTAGATTAGTTAATGATATTGGAATTATTGTTGCTACTGGAGTTCCTGCTTTTATCACTACTTTTTCGTTTGCCCTTTTTGCCTTAATTGCTAAAGGTAATGGGTTATCGTAAAAAGATGTACTTATTAGATTAGACATTGTTTCAAAGTCATCACTAAAATAATTAACAGGATTTATAGTTAGTATGCTAACATCTTTATCGGTTCTAAATATTAGTCCAGTATTTAAACTTATAGAAGACTGACCTCTACCAGAATAAGACCCTTCTGGACCTTCAATCTGAACATGCTGATCTGTTTGATCATTAATTCCATCCCAAGTAAACACGATATCTTCTTCACAAGATAAACTCCAACCTATCACATTTGCTTGCGTTACTGGAAAACATCTATATGCATGTTTTTCTGAAGTCTCGTCCATCCAATCTCTTTTAATGGACATTGGCTCTATTTTAAATAGAGATCTATGAGTTTTTTCTACTGAAATATTAAACATTAGTCTTCTTCTGACTTTTCGTCATACATTTCTGGAGTATGAAACTTTTTGTTATAATCCAACATTGTTACAATTGAATACTTTGTTCCAGAGTGAACTGGCTTTGCTTGATGTGGATACATATAGTTTGAAGGGAATATATAAAGATCTCCAGCCTTTGGCTTAATGTTTAGATTTTGAAGTCTAAAGTATAACTCTCCTCCATCATAATCATCATTAATATATGCAACAAGGGAAACTGTACAGTTATAAGAAAATCCATGATCGTGATGTTCCATGAAGTGTTGTCCTGGTCCGTACTTTATAAAATTAAATGCCTCCCAGTATTTTAGATGCATAATATTATGATCTCTTCTATAATCATCTACTGCAGGAAGTTGTGCGTCATAAACATCTTGCCAAATTGCTTGAAGTTTTAAAGAATCTTCACTTGGATCTGATTGTATATCAGTTTTCTTAAATTTAAAATCTACACAATCTCTATATTCAGGCATTAAAGACTGATAGCCTACATATGCTGGCCACCAGTGATATCTTTTTCCATCTGATGGTTGTTCTCCAAATGGAGCAACTGGGCCAAGGATACTCTCAAGCCTGTTGATTAAATCAAATTCTTCTTTTATAACGCCTCTATAACAGGTTATTCCGTTTCCAAGCATTTCCTTACTTGTCCATGTTTGCATCTTATCTCCTATTTATATTCTCTTCTTGTCCAAACTTTTTTGATGTATACCCCGCCATCGGGCTGACGATAAAAGTTTGTGTTCTCTACCATTTTACCATAGATCTTTGACGGGTCCAAAATTTCTATTTCGTGCTCCCAGTTTTCTCTTTTAAAGGGTAAAATCTGAAGATATGGTGTTCCTGCTGGGATTGTGCCTTCCCATCCTTCTGCAATAAAAAATGGGAAACTTCCAAGAAGGTGGACCTTATCTGAGTCAACAATTCCTGTAGTATTTAAAAATGGAAGATCAAACCTATTCATTGGTGTCATAAATAATGCGCTATACCCTTCTGGTAACTCTAATCCCCATGGAGAACTCCAGGCAAAATGATCTTTGTAGAAACCTTTTGGATGTTCAAATTGTGCCATTGGCGATCTTGGCATACAGAAATCTTTAAACCTTGCATCTTGAACCTTGACAGTTATTTTACCCTTATCTTTAAAAAATGTTAAATCACAAGGTGTTTTAAGCACATATCCAGTTGCAAAAGCATCCATAATTGCTGGACAAGCCTTCCACGTAGGAATTTTTCCGTAATCGTCTTTTGTTCCTTCTTTTGGAAATGGACACATATCTTTTGTTGCTTTCCAATACTCGCCATCTGGTCTTTTAGCAAATCTATCTGCTTCTTTATACCATTCAGGCATTACGTTTTGAGTTGGAACTGGTGCAGATATGCTATCTTTTTTTATACCTGGCCTATATGCTCTAAAAATAGCAACTAAAGACATCACTTATGCCCTAACTCATTAATATCTGTCATAACAACAATGCAGTATTTTGTGCCTTCTTTCATTGGCAAGGAAGCATGCTCATAAATATAGTTTGAAGGACATAAAAGAATATCTCCTATTTTTGGAGTATGTGTATAATTGTCAAATCTTGGAAATCTTATTTCTCCACCTTCATAGTCTTCATTTATATAAATAACTGCAGATACTGTACAGTTATATGCAGGTCCATGATCGGCATGAATGTTGAAGTGCTTTCCTTCTCCTTCATACTTTACAAAGTTAAATGCCTCATAGTAAACTACATTTATGCCCCAATATCTTGCATAGTCATCAACACAAAACTTTAATTTTTGATATATTTCTTCATGAAGATCAATTAATTCTGCATTGTGTTCATCTCTTGGACCTAAATTTTCTTGCTTGTACTTAAAATCTACACAGTCTCTTGCTTTTTTAATTGGAGTAGGTGAATTTGTTACTTGTGCTTCTGACCACTTATATTTTCCATTACCACCTAAATTAGACTCAAGTGTTTTTATGTATCTTTCAGAGTCTTCTTTTGAAAATGTATTTCTATATAAACTGATTCCTAATGCTGGATTTTCAACTAAGATATTATCTCCTATAGTTTTTGAAGGGTATCTACTCGTTGCTGTTTCAGATCTATCTTTAGTAAACCATGGTGTTTCATTCTCATCATAGACTGTCATATTTTTCCTTTCAATAGATCAAATCTAGTATACCATATTGTAAGTATTAAACATCTTTTTTATTTTTTGATATTCCAATGGAATGAATATCTTTTGGCTCTTCATTATCATATATAGACAATAATTGATTTTTTAACTTATGGCCCTCAAATACTAAGCCTTCTTCGTGTAGTTTTTTTGCTCTATTGTCATATGCCCACATAGTAGAGTTATACCTGGTTGGTCCAGGAAGTACTTCTTTAGTTCCATGTAGATAATTTTGTGATCCTGGATGCATTAATAAATCCCCAGGAAGTGGGTGGTATTCAACATTTAATTCTGGATAAATTATTTCTCCACCATTAAATTGATTATGATATAAAACAAAACTAAGATCAACCCAGTTATTTAATCCACTTTTTTCATTTGGATTATCTGCATGCAAAAACATTTTTTCCCCAGGCTTAATTCTATGCACAGATCTTGGACTTCCCCATACCCAATAATCCTCGTCACTAATAATAGCCTTTAATCTTTTTACAATTCCTTCAGGAATATCTGATTCTTTTGGCACTGGTAAAAACTTACCGTTCCACCATCCTTTTTCTCTTTTCCACCATTCTTCTTCGTTAGCGCTTTCGGCAAGGTCTATATAAAAGTTTCTTTCTTCTATTGTAATGAAATTATGAATTACCCATATATTTTCATGGATCTGCTCAAAACCATTTACGTTTTTTATATTATCTAATTTTGAGTTCATATAAAGATTATACCATAAATATCATGCTATAAATTACTCAAAATAGCCAGAGGGGATTAAGTCTATTGATAGGTATACTATGTCAGTTTCCCCCAAATTATATATTGCAACAAGATCTTCTGATTTTGATAAAATTTCTTGTCCTGGATTAGGATTTATAATTTGGTCATTAATACAAAACGAAGTTTTATCATTAACTATTACTGGAATATAGACTTTAGATATAATTGATTCATACTGCTCTAACTCGTAATATTGTCTAGACGGATACCTCTGTGGCAGCAATTTTACAAAATAACACTTTCCAATGTGTGAATTATATTTTTTTGATAAGTCATTTAAAATAGAATTAGATAACTCTTTTATAAAATTATCACTTGTTTTTTTTATCTGATTG